TAATTTGTCGAATTACTCAGGATTAATAGTTTCATAGAACATGTATAATTATCAAATCAACCTGATAAATCAGGGACGCAAGCGTCGATTTGACAATTACACATAACCTATGAACCTTTAATCCTGGCAATTACGCCAAATTATAGGAGTATTACAAATGAGTAATTCTAAAACAAATGCATTTTTTGATTCAATCAATAGTATCAAACAAGGTAAATCTGTTGGTCAACTACTTGTGATTGCAGAACAATGTCTTGATTCTGCAATTTATATGGCTGGAAGAGGTTCTAAACAACAACGAGAAATAATGACTGACATTGCGGATGCTATTTCAGAATTAAGAGAAACCAGAAAGAAAGAGTGGGAGCGCAGAGAAAATGCTGGCTCCCCTGAAATTAAAGCACCAACTACTTCAACATCAGCAGATGGTGGTAAGATTTCATAAAGAATTAGGGGATTAAGTTCCCCTTTTTTTTGGCTAGCATACTATGTATTATAGTGGTCGGTCATGAGCTCGGTGTAGTTTCCGTTAGCAGATAGTAACTTTTATTAATATTATAGGAACTTTTATTATGTATACAAATATATCAACAAAAGAATTAATAGATATGCTTACTTATCCTGGTGAGTATGGTCTTACTGTTATAGATGAAGAAGCTATATCAGAAGAGTTAGATGAGCGTGAAGTAGAGTTTGAAGAGTATGATTATTAATGTTAGAAGATAGTAACTTTTATTTATTTTAGGAGAATGTTATGAGTTTTTTTGAAGGTATGGTAACAAGTATTATAATTATAGCAAGTGTATTATCATTTTTATATATCTATTTAGTAATAGATGGGTATATAATATTATAATAGCAGATAGTAACTACTCGGTAATTTTTCATTCACCCCCATTCGCAGGGCGAAGGGTGAATGAAAGAATTACCTTTTCTTTTTCAATTAAATAAGGATTTATATTATGTTTTTAGAATTATATAATAAGTCAATAATGTCTTTTAAAATTGCTGATGAATTGTCTGATGATGATTTTCGTCAGGGTTGGCGCATTAGAAAGTATCTTAAAAATAGTGATGTTGATTATGTTAATTATGTTGCTAAAGTTCAAGAAGATGCTGATAAGGCTAATAATGAGCCTTTTGTTGAACATGATGTTAAAGTTTATAAATATGGTCCTGGTGTTTCTACTATAAAGCCTCATGCAAAAACTAATTTTAAAGATTGTGATAATTGGCGTCATTCAAATGAAAATGTTTTCGATACAAAAGATGGTTGGTTATATCATGATATAATTTCTCACTAATAAATAAGGATATAATATGAATAATAGATGGTATAATCTAGGTTACGGTGTAGGTGCTGTTAATCTAGAAGAATTGAATAAAGCTTATTGTTTAGAATTTTATAATATATACAATAAGTTTCCTAGACCTAGTATATTACCTAGGGCAGTGCTGATAAATGAGATTAGAAAACTTCAGCAGATAGCAAAAGATACTAACGTTCCTCCGCTCACCTAGGGTGAGAGCGTCGTCTCTTTATTTTTATTAATTACATGGAGTATGTTATGGTAATCAGAAATGTAACAAACAATCTATTCGATGTCTTCTGGAAAGATGGCTGGGATAATTGTATTCGTGTTAAACGAATAGGTAAGGACTTTAGAGTGGTTAAGGCTTATAAAAAACCACCTAGAGATGTCTTTCAATTTATTAAAAGGACTTGTCAATGAAAGCAATTACTCATATAACATTTAAAAATACTTATAGTCTTACTGACCCTGATTCATTGGTCAAACTAGGTGAGTTTCTAAATATTACAGATGATTTGTATCTCATTCGTTCTACTTACAAACGTAAACATTATGTAGGTATTACTGATGAGTATCCAAACGGATATGATTATACATATACTGATTGTTTCAAGCTTATGTCTAAACAATACTCAGAAAATCTAAGTGAACAAGGTGCGTATGATAAATGTTTAGTATCATGGGATGATGAACAGATTTGGAACTTTCGTTATAGTGAAGTAGATATATACTGTAAAGATTTATTAGTTCGTAAACGCTCTGATACACGTGCTATCTTTGACGCATTGTATTATACACTTAATCCATTACAAATGCGTTACAATGATGGTAGATTAAAATCAGGATTTAAAAATCATCTTAAACGTAGACTTAATGGTTTTGCTAAAGGTAGTAGAATAACATATGATATGCTTAAAGAATTACAAAATGAATTACATCAATCTATTATTCAACATGATATGTTTGCTTCTAGTTTACTAAACAGTATGCGTTTGTATCTTGACAATGATATTAACTTAGAACAATGTCCATTTACTCAAGAAATAAATATCAGAAGTAACATGGTTAGATTTAGGTTATCAGGTATTCAAACATACTGTCAAGGCACAATGACTGGTGATGATGTTAGAGCTGCAGGATATGAGTATGATGCAGAATCTTATTCATTCTTAAAAGAGAATGAGATAATGATTGAAGGTGTATGTTATGATAGTCGTTCAATCAAGGTTGTTAGGTGCGATGAATGTAATGTTAAGTGTGTTGATACAGAAACAGTTGATGGTGTATGTGTTGATTGTTGTGGTCGTGACTATCGTGTTCATAACTATACTCACAGAGTAGAAGAAACACTTGGCTTTGATAGACAGAAACCTAAGTCAGAACCTTATCTTGGTATTGAGATGGAGTTCCAAGTAGACAAGCGTAAAGCTGGTCGATTGTATGTAGGTAATACAATGTTTGGGCATGCTCTCATGAAAGATGATGGTAGTATAACTAATGGCTTTGAGTTAGTGTCTAGACCAGCAGGATATACAACACATCTAGCAAGATACGATTCATTCTTGACTGACTTACCAGAGTATATACATCCACATAAATCATGTGGTATGCATGTACACATTAGTCGTAGAGCATTTACATATCTAGGTGCTGGTAAGCTTGTTGAGTTTATGAATCGTGAAGACAACAAAGACTTTGTTAAACTGATGGCAGGTCGTGGTACTACATCATATCAAAATCGTGATGATGATTATGATAAGTATACACCCTATCAACAAGCAGTTAAAGATAGATATGTTGGAAGGTATAACTTTGTTAACCTTAACAACAAGAAGACAATTGAATTGCGTATCTTTGCAACACCAGCTAACAAGTTGGAGTTCAACATACGCATGCAATTTGTAAAAGCAATGATTGAGTATTGCAAACCAGCAATACATAATATATCATTGGAGCAACAAACATACTTTAAATCTTTCGTAACATGGTTAGACAATACTAAAAAAGATTTTAAAGATTTACATACTTACATTAAGGAGTCAACAATATGTGCATAGCAATAATGAAATCAGAAAACAAAAAGATTAGTAAGACTACATTGCAAAGATGTTATGATGCTAATCCAGATGGTGCAGGCTTTATGTTTGCAGACAACAAAGAACTGACTGTAAAGAAAGGTTACTTTACATTCAAAGAATTTTACAAGGAGTATAAACCACATGAGAACAAGCAAGTACTACTACACTTTCGTATTAAAACGCATGGTCCAATTGATAAAAACAATTGCCATCCGTTCCTTGTTAATAGTGGGCTTGGTTTTATTCACAATGGTATTATCTCTGGTTACGGTGATGATAAACAATCAGATACTATAGATTTTAACAAGTCTATATTACAAAAGATTGTAGCTAAACATGGCAACATGGGATTGTTTGATGACCCAATGGTAGAGCTTATTGAAAATGTAATCGGCTATAGTAAGCTAGTCTTCCTAGATAGACATGGTAACTATCGTATCATGAATGAACAGAAAGGTTCATGGCATGATGGTATATGGTATAGTAATAATAGCTACAAGAAACCTGAACCAGTTGAATACACAGGATATGATTGGACTAAGCAAGGTACGCATCGCACTTCGCTGCCCATGGCAGCCAAGGACTCCTGCTCCCTCGCCTCTGGTGAATGGGTTATATGTAATGAAGACTATGACTATGGTATAGGTGATGATACAGTAACCATTAAGAAAGGTGAGTGGGTTGAAATAGAAAATGTAGATAGTAAAAGTAAAACTTGTACACTAATTACTGGTGACTACATGAACCCTACTATCTTTACTAAAGTACCTACATCTGTAGTAGAATCATGGGAAGATGCTGACTCTCCTAGTTACAATAAGACGTTTGACTTTTAATTAATAGTATGGTATACTATTTATATAAGGAGTAAATTATGTTAAGATGGTATATAGTAATAGAAAATGAAGCGGGTGATAAAGTAGAACTACGAGATGTCCCGAAAGATGTTGAGGTAGTTGTTGATGAATTTATACATGACATGGAGGGTAACTAATATGTATGGTGAACGAAGAGATTTATAATTAACCGAAGGAGAATTGTATGGAAAGGAGAGTTTGGAACAGAAGAAAAGATGGATACCTTCAAGCTCGTATTGATGGTAAGATGTGGATGCAACATCGATATGTATGGACGTACCATAATGGTGCAATACCTAAAGGTATGGTGATACATCACATCAATAGTGTGAAGGATGATAACAGATTAAGTAACCTAGCACTAGTAACTAAATCTGGTAATGAACTCAAGATAGATAGAGCTGGTAAAGGTTATACATATCAGAAAGATAGAAACAAATACCAAGCTCAAAGAAAAGTAGGTGATAAGGTAAGGAACTTGGGTAGATTTGCAACTAAATGTGGTGCTTATATGGCTAATAGAATGGCTTATGTAACTAAAGGAGTATAACATGGAACGAAAAGATGAGGCATGGATTAATCCACCAGAACCAAAGGAAGAATACGAACCAGACTATGATGCTATCAATGATAGAAAGAAAATAGAAGAAGAAGAAAGACAACAGCAGATAATAGAGTCATGCTGTCAACCAGGAGATATAAAATAATGCGATGCCAAGCATGTGATAAGAATCTATCTGACTTTGAGTCTACTCGTAAGCATCATGAATCAGGTGAGTTTGTAGACCTATGTAACAAATGCTTTGGTACTATACAAAGTGATGTCAATGACATTGACGAGCGAGAAGACTTACGTCATGTAGATGATGAAGACTATGAGTAAGTTTATTAAGTTAGGTCCGTGCCCACATTGTGGTTCAAGAGATAATAGGGCTGAGTATGATAATGGCTATTGGTGTTTCGGATGTAGTAAACTAGAAAGAAAGAATGATACACAAACACTACGAGAAAGAGTATATGGTACGCACACAACTAAAGCAGATAGCAATTCTATAATCACTACAATAAAAAACATACCACAGAATGCTATGCAATGGTTACTAAAATATGATATACGTCTAGATGAAATAGATAAATATAATATAGGATGGGAGCCTAACATGAATGTATTAGTATTAATTCAAAACTCTAATTACTGGCAAGGTAGAAACTTTGGCTTTGGTAATGCAAAGTATAGAAGTAATGGTATTAAACCCTTGACTATTTATGGTGAAGGTGATACAATAATATTAGTAGAAGATGTTTTATCTGCTATTAAAATAGCACGGACACATAAGTATTGTGCTTCGCCTTTGCTTGGTAGCTCGTTGAGCAAGCAAGCCGAATCACAATTAGTTAAAGAGTATAAACATATCTATGTCTGGCTAGATAGAGATAAGGCTAGTAATGCAGTGCGTATTAGAAATAGGCTAAGGTCTTTAGGTGTAACAAGCAGAGCTATTATCTCTGACCTTGACCCTAAAGAATATGATAAACAAACTATAACGGAGATAATAAATGATTGAAGAAGTAATACTTAATCTATTCTTAAGAGACAGGCATCTCTATGAAAAGTATTATAAGTATATTAACTTACAGTATATTAAAAATAACTTTACTAATCTTTACAAGTTATTTGTAGTGCTGCACCAACATTATGAATCAAGTAAAGATGTAACAGTTAGTCAAGTAGACTTTGAGTTAGTATACAATAGTAGTTATCTCTTAGAGAATAGCGAAAGACAAGAGCTAACTACCATACTAACTAGAATATATAGTTTAGAATGTGTAGAAACTAATGCAATTAAATATCTTAATGACCACAAAAAAAGATGTATAGCAGGTGAGTTAGCTAAGATAGCACTAGACGTAGAAGATGGTACAGCTAAGGCAGAAGAACTAACTAATAAAATGAAAGAGTTAGATACATCTGTTGATGTCAAAGAAGAAATTGATTTTGTTAATATGGATTTAGATTACTTATATGAATCTCAAATACAATCACCAGGGTTAAGATGGAGACTACCTTGGCTTAACAAATCATTAGGTTCATTACGTAAAGGAGACTTTGGTTTTATCTTTGCTAGACCAGAGACAGGCAAGACTACCTTCCTTGCAAGTGAGATAACACACATGCTTACACAAACTGATGGTGATATACTATGGTTTAACAACGAAGAACAAGGTAATAAAGTAGGAGTCAGATGTCATCAGGCTATGTTAGGAGCAACCATTAAAGATTTGTTTGGTAACAATAGAAAAGCTAACAAAGAAAAATATGAAAAGGTAACACAGAATCGTATTAAAATATTAAACTTAGAAGATAGTGGTAGTACCCAGCGTATAGAATATATACTTAATGAAACTAAACCTGCACTTATTATCTTTGACCAGATAGATAAAATACGAGGGTTCAAAGCAGATAGATATGACTTACAACTTAAATCTTTATATCAATGGGCTAGAGAGTTAGCTAAGAAATATGCACCAGTCATTGCAGTGTCGCAAGCTGGTGGTACTGGTGAAGGTAAGATATGGTTAACAATGGATGATGTTGATAGCAGCAAGACTGCTAAGCAAGGTGAAGCTGACTGGATACTAGGCATTGGAGTAGAACAAAACAATACAAGCAATCAAAGATTTTTAAATATAAGTAAAAATAAATTACTTGGTGATGAAGATACACTGCCTGACCTACGTCATGGCAATCAACAAGTTTTAATTAAACCAGATATAGCGAGGTACATAGAGATATGAGTTACTTAGTATTAGATGTAGAAACAACTATCAGTAATAAAGGTAATCCTTTTGACCAAACAAATAAACTTTGTATGGTTGGGTTACTCACGGCTAACGAGAAAATGATATACGATATAGAATACTCCGTTGACCCCTACAAGGAATCACTAAAGCAAATCCAATTAGCCGTGGATAAGTGCGATGTGCTTGTAGGGTTTAACATTAAGTTTGATTTACATTGGCTAGCTAGATATGGTATTACATTTGCTAATAAACGTATATGGGATTGTCAACTGACAGAGTTTATTTTACGCAGCCAGGTCAACAGTTATCCATCATTGGATAAGGTATCTGAGTACTATGAGTTAGGTAGTAAGCTTGATGAAGTTAAAGAAAACTATTGGAAGAATGGTATTGATACAGACAAAGTACCTAAAGATATATTAATAGAATACTTAGAAAAAGATATAGAACTAACTGAACAAGTAATGTCTATGCAAATGAAAGAGTTAGCCGACCAGCCTCAACTGAGGCGGCTAATCTCTTTACACAATCAAGACTTAATTGGTTTACAAGAAATGGAATTCAATGGTCTTAAGTATGAATACAATACATCACAAATTTTAGGAGATGAATTAGATGAACAAATCAGCAAACTTAATGAGAAGCTTTTTAGTTATCATGCTTACGATAATTTTAATCCCAATTCTGGGGAGCATCTTTCTGCTTTTCTTTACGGTGGGTTTATTAAAGAGCGTTTTCAACGCCCCATCGGACATTATAAAACTGGCACACATGCAGGCGAAGTTAAGTATAAATGGGATGAGCGACATAAAGAATTCCCACAAAAAATAAAACCAATAGCAGGTACTGAGTTAAAGAAAGAAGGTTTCTATAGTACTAACGAAGATACATTGCGTAAACTAAAAGGTAATGAAGAAGCTAAAAGTATATTGCAAACATTACTAACTCGTGCTACACTAGAGAAAAGAAAGACTACATATTACCACGGGTTAGTCAAACTAATTGATGAGATGAACTGGAAAAAAGATACTATACATGGTCAACTCAATCAATGTGTAGCAAAAACGGGTAGGTTAAGTAGCAGTAAGCCTAACTTACAAAACTTTGATGGAGAGATTAAGTCTCTCTTTACAACTAGATACGGAGAATAAATAATGGATATGGATGAATGGGAAATTAACATTAAAGACGCTGAAGAACAACAAGCACAAGAAGAAGCACATCAACACTTTACAGCACATGAGTTTAGTGACATGATACTATCTCTTGGACCTAATGCAGTACTGTCATTACTTACTGATGAAGCTAGGTCTGAGCTACGTAAGAGTATCATTATACAATATAACCACAGATTAGTAGAAACATCAGGATTATAATATGATACTTAACGCAGATGCAAAAGCTCTTGAATGGGTATGTGCATCCTTCTTATCACAAGATAAGACAGCACATCAAGAGATACATAATGAGATTGACCAGCATACTGACAATCAAAATAGATTTGGATTACCATCTAGATTAATAGCTAAGACATTTGTCTTCAGACTAATCTATGGTGGTAGTGCATACAGTTATGCTATGGACAATAACTTTAAAGATATTGGTAATGAAGACTATTGGCAAAACGTAATTGATGAGTTCTATAAAAAGTATACAGGTCTTAAAGATTGGCATGACAAGATATTTGCAGATGCCAAACGAGACCTTAGGCTTACTATGCCTACAGGTAGAACTTACTTATACCCTACAGAAATAAACAGTATGGGTAAAGTAAAATATCCACGCACCCGAATCCTCAACTACCCAGTGCAAGGATTGGGTGCTGACTTAATGGCTATAGCTAGAGTATCATTACGTAATAGATTAAAAGAAACAGAAGGTATTAAGATAATTAATACTGTACACGATTCAATTATGCTTGACTTTGACCCATCAATATGTTATACTAATAGTATAGTAGAAACAGTTAAGCAATGTTTTGAAGATATTCCAAGTAACTTTGCTAAGTTATTTGGTAAAGAATTCAACCTTCCTATGAGGGTTGATATACAACTAGGTACCAATTGGGGTAACCTAGAAGACGTAACTTAATCTTAAGGAGATTATACATATGCAAGTAAATGTCGTAGATGTATCAAGCTTGAACACTCATGCAGCAAAGAATGGTAGACAATACCAGTCAATAGAAATCATGTACAAAAATGATGCTGGTCAAGCTCAAAATAAAAAGCTAATGTCTTTTGCAAACCCTGCCGTATTTAAAGCAGCACAGACTTGGAGTAAGGGTGATGTAATTCATGTGTCAACAGAAAAAGACCAGAATGGATATTGGCAATGGACAGCAGTAGGAGATGCTAATACCACTACAGACAAACGTGATGATGGTACAGCACAGGGTTCTACTCAAGCCGCAAGCTCAACAGCACCTACTCGTGTGTCAGGCAGTAACTACGAGACCAAAGATGAACGAGCAGCTAGGCAAGTAATGATAGTCCGTCAATCATCATTAAGTAATGCAGTAGCGACCCTAGCAATAGAAGGGAGCAAGGCAACAGCTAATGATGTAATTAGTTTAGCTAAATTATATGAGGGATATGTCTTAGGTCAACAAGCAGAAGTATCTAGTATTGATGACTTAGCATCAGACATTCCATTCTAATGGATACTAAACTAAAGACGAATCTAGGAGCTTTAGGAGGAGTACTACTCTTCCTATTGCTCATAGGTTACTATGACAGAGATACTCCTACTCAGGTTCACAAAGAGGAGGCTATAAAGGAGCATGAAGAGTTTGTTACTTCTTTTCAAATAGTTGAAATCATCCCTGACTTACCAGTTATAGAAGGGTATGATAATCCTACAGTAGATGATTTACCTCCACTAACACTTGATGGTAGTCATCTTCCTATTATAGATGGATATGAACCTTTGGAAGTTCATGAGTTACCTAACCTAGAGGACTAGTATGCAGGCATTAATTGACCATGATTTAGTAGTGTTTAGATGTGCAGCGTCAGCTGAAAATGATAGTCTTAACATAGCAATCTATAGAGCAGAAGCATTGCTTGATGAATTGCTTACTAAGACTGGAGCAGATAGCTACCGTGCATTCTTATCAGGTAAGTCTAACTTCCGTAAGACTATCTATCCTGAGTACAAAGCTAATCGTACTACACCTAAGCCCGTGCATCTAGAAGCTCTACGAGAATATGCTCTAGACAAACAGAATGCAGAGTTGGCACCTGATACATTAGAGGCTGATGATGCCCTAGGCATTAATCAGACTGATGATACTATGATTGTATCGTTAGATAAAGATTTACTAATGGTCCCAGGTAAACACTTCTCATGGGAGATTAAAGGTAAAGGCTGGACAAAGCCCGATAAGTTTACTGAACAGACAAAGCTAGGAGGATTGAGATTATTCTTTGAGCAATGTCTTAAAGGTGATACTGCTGATAACATCAAAGGTATCGAGAAGATAGGTAACAAACGGGCTAAAGCTTTACTTGCAGATTGTGTTACTGAACAGCAGATGTTTGATGCTGTTCGTAATGCATATGGTAATGATGACGAGTTCATTATGAACGCATCAGTACTATGGATAATGCAGAATGAGGAGGATGTATGGAAGGACAGGTTTAATGCCTACGTTCAAAAGTAAACTAGAAGTTAAAGCTTGGGCAGTACTCAAAAAACATTTCCCAAGTGTTAAGTATGAACCTGATGTAATAGAATACATACAACCCATCAAGTCACGGAAATATAATCCTGACTTTCGTATGGCAAAGAATGTATACATAGAAGCAAAGGGTAAGCTTGACTTAGCTACTAGACAAAAGATGGTTTGGTTTAAAGAATGTAATCCTGAAGTCACCATAATTTTCTTGTTTATGAATCCCGATAACAAGATAACCAAACGCAGCAAAACAACATACTGGCAGTGGGCTGAGAAACAAGGGTTCATGTGGCTAGACTTTAGAAAGGATTGGATAAATGATTATAAAAAACTTAAAAGAAAGTAAAGATGGTAGTGTAGACTTTGATTTTAAAGTTAACAAACAAGAGACAGAGTTCTTGTTATCGTTTGCTATCAAAGCTCTCATGCGTGAGGGTATAATTAAAACAGCAGAGGAAGAGTTCGCTGAAACAGAAGTAGACCTTCCACTGGAGACTATGCAATGAAGAAACATTTAGTAATAGGAGATACCCAGGTTAAGCCTGGGATTTCCCTATCTTATTTAACATGGATAGGTAGGTACATTGTTGACAAACAACCAGATGTAATTGTAATGATTGGTGACTTTGCAGACATGCCTAGCTTATCATCCTACGATGTAGGTAAAAAATCTTTCGAAGGTAGAACATACAAAGCAGATATTAAAGCTGCTCACAAGGGCATGGAAGCATTGCTAGCACCTATGAAAGCACTTAACAAAAGACTAGCTAAAGCTAAGAAGAAGTTATACAAACCTAAGATGGTACTAACTATGGGTAACCATGAGCAACGTATTAACACAGCCATTGAGTATGACAGAAAGCTAGATGGTCTTATATCATTTGATGATTTACAATACAAAGAAGCAGGATGGGATGTAATTCCATTCTTAGAAGTAACTAGTATTGATGGTGTTGCATACAGTCATTACTTTGCTAGTGGTGTTATGGGTAGACCAGTAACATCAGCACGTGCTTTACTTACCAAGAAGCATATGTCATGTGTAGCTGGGCATCAGCAAGGACATGATATAGCATACGGTATGAGAGCAGATGGTAAACAGATGACATCTATCATTAGTGGTAGTTGTTATCTACATGATGAGTCATACTTATCTCATCAAACTAATCAACATTGGAGAGGATTGTACATGTTACATAATGTAGAGGATGGTTCATTTGATGAATGTGCAATACCATTACATTATTTAAAAAGAAAGTATAGGAAATAGCTTGACTTTCTCTGTAATATATGCTATAATATTATTATGACAGCAACTAAAAAACAAGTAGGTGGTAAACATTATACTAACTATAAGATACAACCTATAGAATTTATAACAAGTAATAACATTGGTTTCATTGAAGGTAATGTTATTAAGTATCTATTAAGATTTAAAGAAAAGAATGGTATAGAAGATATAGATAAAGCTATACATTACCTAGAACTTTTAAAAGAAATATATTACAATGGAAAAACTTAAAACAAAAAGAATTTGCAATAAATGCAAAGAACCTGCTAAAATCTGGGATAAAAGTCAGTGGTGGTGTTCTATTGATAGTAGCATGGGTAGTTACAACATGCGTGGTTATTGCATAAGGGAGAAAAAGAAATGAAAAATTTATTTACAACAACCATAGGTCATCTAGTTATAATAGCTGTTCTTATTGGTTTATATGCTATAGTGGTATTTACATTATAACAAAATAGGGGTAGCTTTGGTTTCGACAACATGTAACATTAATTTAGCATGTTGGACGCGAGTTCGATTCTCGCCTACTCCACCAACATAGGAGCAGATATGAACTATAGAAACCTAAATTTACAAAGGATTAATTATGCCAGGAACTAATGGTACAAATGATTACGAAATTCCTGGTGCAAAGTTAAAGACTAGTGTACCAAATGATAAATACAAGAAAGGGTGGGACAGAATCTTTGGTTCCAAGCCTAATGATAAACAATTTGATAAGGTCAAAAAGACTAAAGGTCGGTCATAACTATGGCTCTATCATTCAAAGAAGTCTGTGAAGAATTAACTAAGCTAGATGAAACAACTCTTCTTGAAGTACTTGACATTTCATCAGAAGATATAGTTAATCACTTTCAAGACAAAATCGAGGACAATCTCGAAGAACTATCTAATGATTTAGATGAACATACTAAACAATTAGACATATTTAACGAAGAATAACAGGAGATAGCATTGGATATTTACCAATCGGTAATAGCATCATCAAGATACGCACGTTTTATACCAGAACTTAAGCGACGTGAGACATGGGAAGAAACAGTAGACAGGATGGTTACATACCTTAAGTCTAAAAACAAAGGATTAGACAAAGAGTTTAAGGATATACGTGAAGCAATACTTAATTTAGAAATCATGCCTTCTATGAGGCTTATGATGTCAGCAGGAGAAGCATGTGAAAGGGACAACATTGCTGCTTATAATTGCTCTTATTTGGCTATTAATAATAAACGAGCTTTTAGTGAAACATTATACATTTTAATGAATGGAACAGGAGTTGGTTTTAGTTGTGAGAGACAAGAGATTAGTAAACTACCTAGCATACCAGAGGTACTTAGTAACACTGATGATACTATTGTTGTTGGTGACAGTAAGCTTGGCTGGGCGAAGTCGTTTAAGAAACTATTATCTAGTCTATGGGAAGGAGATATACCCAAGATTGACTACTCTAATGTTAGACCAGCAGGTGCTAGGCTAAAGACATTTGGTGGTAGAGCTAGTGGTCCAGAGCCATTAAAGAGATTGTTTGATTTCGTAGTAGAGTCATTTAATCATGCACAAGGTCGTAAACTAACATCATTAGAA